CTGCCAACCGCCTTTTGAGTTTATAAACGTGCATTTAATCGGAGTGTAAAGGCAATCATCCCCGTTTAAGAAGTAAATAAACGGTTGCGCTGGTACTGCTCCCGAAGTATCTAGTCTAACCTGTACGCTATTGCCGTTTTCAAGTCCTGCCGTTGCAGTTCTATAAGGTACTTTTAACATAAATATTCCACTAGGGTCTGTTGCCTCATCAAATACAACCACGTTTTCAATCGTTGCGTTGGCTAAGTTTCTATATCTGTAAACCAAATCAAATCCATCTGCTGGGTCATAATCAACTAGCACGTTAAAATATTGGTTGTCATCGGCTCGGTAAATATTCACATCTGCATTTGTTAAACAAATAACATCTTCCGTTAATGATTGATTGTAACCACCTTGATAATTGTTATATCCATTTACTGCGACAAATGATTGCTCTTCTAATTCAGTCCAGGCATCTGTTAAATTTACTTTCCAATACGTTGTAACAGTAACTAATCGCCACATATTCGCATCCTCATCTGTTGGAGTTATTGCGCTTGGTGCTATATTTTCAATTTCATCTTTTATGTAAGGCGAAATATTAAACCAGCAATCCCGATTAACAGTGTCAGGTATTTGCTTTTCTAGCGTTACTGTTTTGGTTGGTAACACTGCAGCAGGGTCAATAATATCAACTACGCATTTAGTATAAACTTGCGTAGCTTCATCAACTAGAATTTTAAAAGGACTTCTTACAAATATTACTTTCATTATTTTATATCTTTTAAACTTGATTGCATTAACGTTTCTACATCTAAAGCAAATGCTTCTATTAATTCTGTGTCTATGTATTTTTTATACCCTGTTTCAAATGGTGTAGTAAAAAACAAACTAGGTTTTAAACCTCTTGCCCAAATGTTTTTAGCTATTATAATTCCTATTGTTTTATAACTTCCTGCTTTAAATTTTCCTTTGTCATCTCTTAATCTTATATTCTTTCTTTTTGCCCATAATTCTAGCGGTAAACTTGGTGGTCTTTTACCTTTAAAACTATACGGACTATTCGGTGCTTGTTGTCCTTTTATCTTTGCGTTTTTAGATACTTGCGACGGGTCTGAACCTTTTACACCTTTGTCCTGAAATTGACCGTACATTGGCATACTAAAGTTTAAACCTATACTATTAGCACCAACAAACACATCGCCTTTAATTTCGTTATATAAACTCTTTGTGTCGTTCTTTCCACCTTTAGTTAAATTACTTCTACTTTGTTGTATAACGTAATCTCTAAACTTTTCTAAAGTCAACCTTGTTTTCTCTATTTCACGCATTAGCAAATAGTTGTATCGTTAGGTGTTTCTAAATTAAAAGTTATAGTCCAACCTACTAACTTGTTTTCAAATCTATCGCTAAACGCTTCATAGTTTGCACCGCCATTTAACTGATAACCACTTTCATATAAATCACCTCTACGCATTGATTCTACAAATCGTTTGCCTAGTTCTAACTGCGTGTTAAATATATCTTGCTCGTTGTCATTATCTAACCACAAGTCAGTTGATTCTTTTGGTGATATATCGCAAACATCCATTAACAATACAGATATATTAAAAATATTAGTGTTACCAGTTGCTGATTCTGATACTGTATTAACTATAACGTGTGCTAAAGGAAATATAGTTACTTTGTTTAAATCAACGTTAAATAAATCGCCAGTAGATACGTTATTAATTATTCCATCATTAAGTAACGATTGTTTTATTGCTTCAGTAACTTTATAATATGTTCTCATTTATTTTATTCTTTCTAGTTCTAATTTTTCTTTTTCAAATGTTAAATAAGTAAACGCTGCTGTCAATCTTAATTTAGATACGTTTTCAAATTCAAGGACGTTTCCTTTAGCAAGTGCGTAATAGGAAGAATACCAACCCCATTTAACTCCGAACTGTGCTTCTCTAGTAAATGCTGAATCTGTTTGTCCGTCTCCAAATAGTTCGCTGTATATTTCAGTAATTCGGCTAGTAAATTGAAAAAAAAAACAGTTGCACTTAATACTACATCTAAAGGCATTGACTTCATCAATTCACTATATTCGTGTGAACCGTTATATTCTTTTATTAAGTAGTTGTTTAATACTTTCTTTGTTATTGGTCTATACAGTACTGCCATAGCTTTATGCATATTATCCCAGTCTGAAATATAATTATCTAAATCTGTATATTCACCTAAAGTTATTTCATCTAAATTAGGAATGAATCCGTACTCAACACCATTTTGTTTAAACGTTCTGATTAATTTATCGTTGTTTGCTTTAAATGTTTCTTCTAATCTTGCAAGAATCTCACTAATATCTTTTACTTTCATTAGAGATACTTCTAATAAAGATACACCGCAAAATATTTCAATCATTTTGTGATTTAAAAACGTAGTGTCTTTATTGTCTTTTGCTATACTTAAAAACTTTTGATATTGCTCTAGGGTTATTTCGTTTAGTGAAGTAGGGATTGTAATACTTAAATTCATAAAGATTTTTATTTAATAATAAAATAAAGTGAATATTGTATTAAGCATAGTAAAATAAAAAAAGACCTACATTTCTGTAAGTCTTAATTCAAGTAGGTAAGGCAAAAAAGGTATTAAATCAAATCTATGTAAACATTAGTAAAATGCTGCTTGTATTTAGTTCTAAATAAATCTTCTGCTCTTGCTTCTGTAGTTGCGTGTATGGTCTGCGTAATAAAATCTTTTTCGTCGTCGTACCTAAACCAACCTTCGACTTTGTACTCTTTCATTATTTGATAGTCAGGTATTGCGTCTAGTATATCTGAATTAACTACTGGCTCTTTGTGCTGTATTGCTTTGTAATAGTTAGCACCCTCTTTAATCCAAAATTGATTATTCCTACCTCTGATTATTTGTTTTTCCATAAATCATAATCTTTTACAAAGTATTTTATCTGTTCTTTTGTGTCAAAATGTATATTATATTCTAATTCTTCGCACCATTTTACAAATTCTAAAGCAAACTTTTCTTTTTGCTTTTGTTCTTTTTTTAAAAAATATTCATCATTAATATGAAATATGGTTTTTGTATCCATTAATAAAGTAAATGTAATGTGGTCCAATAACTTTCTTACTATTGTATTTTTCATTATTTAACATTTTTATTTAATGATTTTGCAAATTGTCTTACTTCATCATAAGACCAACCATCTTTCTCTAATTGCTTATCGTCATTGATAATCATTTCATTTAAAAAATCACTGTTTAATATTTCGTTTAAAGTTGTCATAATTTCTGTTTTTATGTTGTTGTTATCTGAGTACAAATATACACTAGTTATTGACAATAAAAAAACATTTTACAATTTTAACAAAACTTTAACTTTTCAAATACTCGTTTGCTATTGCGTACATTGTCTTCATCTTTTTTATTTGCCCTATATTAGCTGGTAATGCTATGTCTATTTCTATATTCTTTTTGTGATGAATATAACATTGTATTGTCGCTATCATTTCGCCATATGTCATCAGTAGATAAAATAAGTTCCTTTGTTTGGGTTTTCTAATTGATAACCTACAGCATAACGTAACGCATCAATTAAATGGTTATGGTTATCTATTGGTGTATTGCTTTTCTTTTCTAGCCAACAATAATTGTTTAATTCCTTTATCAAGTTAATTGATTCAGGTGAAACAATCAAATCATAATCTAGTAATAAAGATATTCCATAAGTAACAGAACCTTGACCTTTAATTGCAGGAACTATATTTAAACCTAAAGTTTGCAGTTCACTTATTAATCTAGGTTCAGCACTATCAGCAACTATTAACGCATCGTTTGCGTGTTGCTTATTTAAAGAGTGTATTTGCGACGTTGTTAGCGCAGGTAATGAAAACCTTTCGTTTATATAAATTCGTTTATTAGAAACGTCTATATTGCATTCTACTAATGTTGTTGGGTCATTACTAAAACCAAAATCTTGACCGAATACAGATTTACCTACTTGTTTATATTCGCCAATAGTCCAATTAGTAAATATAACTCCTTCGGCTTTATCTAACCATCCACCTAATATTTGATGTTTGTATTTCTCGGGTCTTCTTTCTTTTATATTCTCTATTTGATTTATAAAAGATTCTGAAAGGTTTGTGATGTTATCTAGGTAAGTTGTGTGTATGTAAGTAGTATCACCTTTTATTAAATTACTTCCTGCTTGAATGCCTTTATCTTCAAAAAACTTCTTGTAAATAAAATGCTCTTTTGTTGCTGGATTCAATACTAATAAAACTCTATTCTGAATTCCTTTTGTTCTAATGCTAAAATCTATTTTTTCAAATGTTTCTTCATCAGTCAATTCTTCTGCTTCATCCAATACCCAAGTTGTAACTCCAGCTAATGATTTTAAATTAGCAGTTTGTGTACCACTACTTGTTTTAATACCTTTAAATAGTATTTTAGAGCCAGTTCTTAAATTTACTATTTCATCTTTAGTTATATAAAAATCATTCGTTAAATCAGCTGATTCTATCTTATCTATAAATTCGGGAATGATAGAAACATTTGCTGATGTTAATGTATAACGTGTAAATAAAATAACGTGTCCTACTTCATAAGTCAATAGCAACAGAAAAGAGTTTAAAGAATATGATTTACCTGAACCCCTACCACCTGTAATTACAAAGTATCTACTTTCAGAACCTAGTAAGTTGTACTTTTCATTCAGATTTATTTCCAATTTTAAAAATATCTTTTATATTAAAATCATTTATGTTGTGTGTGGCTTCAATAGTTTCTTTTGGCTTACCGAATATATGCTCTGCAATAAATAACTGTCCTCTTTGTGATTCCATTAAAGTATTCTTTACGAATGCTATTTTAGTTTCTTCTTCAGTTTCTTTATTGTAAAGTTCACCTAATGCTTTGATGAAAATGTTATTTACTTTTTCTTCTTCTACTTTAGGTTTACGCCCAGCATTTTTATTACCACCGTTAAATTTTCTTTTATCTTCCATATTCAAAAAAGTTATCATTATTGAATTTAAAATAAATAAAATCTATTGTTGTTTATTCTGAACCTTTATTTACTAAATAATAAAATAACCAAATCAATTTCGGTCTTATAAATTCGTATGCTGTTAAGATTAATATGTATTTCATAATCCTTTTTCTTTTTTATAAATTTCTAATAGCTCTTTTGTTGTGTACTCTTTTCTAAAATCTGAAAATCTTACCTCTTGATTGCCGTTCATAATAGAATACGGAGATTGTTCGTTTGTGAACCACTCTGCAAAGCCAATAGCAAATTCTTCTGCTATAACTTCAAGTTGAACGTCTCTTATTTGTAGTCTTGGTTGCTTATCTAACCATTGTTTAAATTTTTCTTTTAGTGTCATCTTACTTTTTGTTGTTATAAAAACCCCAAAATTTAGGGTTTATCTTGTGGTGAAAGGTTAATTTGTATTTTTCTAGTTTCGCATCCCATTTTATGTACACCATTTTCTTGACCGCAGTATTTACAAGTACCATTATGCCAAAATAGTTCGCAGTTATAAGCATCACTATCTCTATTTGTATTTACCCAACTTTGTCTAAATTCACTACTTATTGCGGTGTATCTATAACATATTTCTTTTGATGGGCATAAGAAGTCATTACATTTTGATATATCAGACATTTTAATTATTGTTTACGTGTTTAGTATAAATCCAATTTACAAATAGTTCTGTTTCTTTTGATTCTAACCCTGCTTCAACTACTGATGCTTGTTTAAAACCTGCTTCAAATGCTAAAGTCATTAATTGTATTACTTTATATTTTTTCATTCTTGTAAAGTTTGTTTAATTCGTTTGCTACTAGAATCCAGTGTTCTTTTTCTTCTTGTGTCTTATACTTTTTCACTACAGATATTAAATACTCTTTACTGTATTTGCTATAAAGTATTTCAGCACGTTCTTTTGGTGTCATATGTCCTTCTTTTAATTTCATATAGTTTGCTGCTCTTTCTTTTGGTGTCATAGTTCGTTTGATGTATAACTTGTTTTTTCTTTTTCTTCTAGTTCGTGTATTACTTTATTGCATACTTTAACAAATGTAATAAATAAAAGTACAAATGTAATTACTGCAAATGCTATTAGTGATTGTATCATATAAATCTTGTTAGGTTACTATTCATTTTATAAAATGCTTCTAGCTTTTCTGTTATTATATCTTTATTTTCTGTGCCATCGTATTTAGTCATTAGTTCGTTTAGTTTGTTAATTGTTGTGTTGCTATATTGTGGCTTGTTTAATTCCTCTTTTAAAGATAGTATTTGATTGTGTAAATCATTTATTTTTTTACGCAATACATCTGCTTCAGTTATTACTTCTTCATCTGTTTCAAAGTAAGATAGTACTTTTAAGCGTGTGTTTCTCAATTCTTGGTTTTGTTTCTCAATAATAGGATACGTTTTCAATAGATGTATAATTGCGCTATGATTTCTATTTACTGTATTACCTATGTATTGAAGTGTTGAACTGGGTTGTAAATATTTTAACAGGTAACAATACATCGCTCTAGCTTCTACTACTTCACGTAGTCTACAATTTTGGTTTACATCTATATTTGTTTCTGCTTTTATTACTTCTTTTAATCTTTCTGTTATTTCCATTTTAAAATAATTTAGTTTGGTTTGTGTGGTTTATTATTCTTTGTATTGCTTTGTCGTAGTATTCTTTATCTAATTCACAAGCTGTTAATTCATATTTGTAATCGTGTGCTGCTATTGCTATTGAACCTGAACCTAAATGAGTGTCAATTATTTTATCATTTTCTTTTGCGTATTTATTAATTAACCATTTATATAATTTTGGTGGCTTTTGTGTTGGGTGAAATTTCTCGCTTTTATTTAAGTATGCAGAATATCTAAATATTTTATTTGCACCACTAAAAGAAGTCCAGGCATACTCGCAATCTGAAAAAGATAATCCTTCAGGAATTTCTTTATCCCAAATAATAAATTTTTTACAAGGTGGCAAATTAAAATAGTTTCCACCCCAAATAATTTGATTTTTACTAACTCTAAACAGTTCATTAAAATATGCTTTGTTAGGTGGTTTATTATCCCAATCTTTAGCAACCCATTTTCTATTTTTAGCTTTCGATGCTTTTTTAGTATTGCCTATACCCATATTCATATTACTTGCATCAATTCCATAAGGCGGGTCAACTATTGCCAAATCAAAATAGTTATCAGGATACCTAGCCATCAATAACATATTATCTTCGTTTGTAATTGTTATTTTATCTGTTACTTTCATTTAGTTTTAATTTATAGTAAGATAATTCTTTTTCCATTTGTGGCTTAAATTCTGAAATAGAAGTTAATGCATAATGATTATTTTTTGCCCAGTCTTCATATATTTTAAATAAATGGTCTATTGCTTTTTTATCCTTATTAGCTTTTACAAAACAAGTATTTATTAATTCTCTAACACAATATGCCTGTATTTTATTTGAGCCATATTTACTAATTAAATCCGAAAACTTATTTAATAAAATTAA